CCCTGCTGCGTCGAGTTGAACGCGCCGTTGAACAGGTAACTGGGTTTGTTCTCGGTGGCCGCCTGTTCTTGCTGGCTTCCCGTCTTCGATGACGGTGCTGGCGTCATCATCTGGACGACGCCGCCAAGGGCAAGGGCGACGCCCATACTAATTGCCCATGGCTGCTGGAAAACTGCGCCAACTACAATCAGTGCGACCCCTACGATTGTCTGAAGCAACCCTCCACTCTTGCTTCCGGCGATAACTGGAACGATACGAATTTCAGTGGTTCCGCTCAGTCTGAACTCGCCTTCTCCAATGTTCTGGCGATTGCGGAAAATGGCGAAGCGAAGCCCGCGGCGCGCAGAATCACGGATGAAGTCCTCGAATCCAGCAAGCGTGTGTTTCAACGCACTGAATGCCTCGCTGGTCGTACCGCTATCAAGCTGACGAAGGTGCTCGCGACCGAAGGCTTTAGCCAGGCTGCCGGACAGCAGGATGGTGGTCATGGACGTGTCATTGGCTGCGGCGCTCATTCTTTTCTCCAGGCGTAAAAAAACCGCCATCAGGAGGCGGTTGGTTTTGAATAGAATCTTTATCGGATTCTGGTAAGTCTCAGGCTTCCATCAGATGGGAGGAGTATCCGGTAGGCGACTTTTGAGCCAGCTTTTAGCTCTGCGTCCTGCGAGGTGGATATATTCGGACACAGACCATTACCAGTCTCTAAGCGGAAGAAATAAGACCCAGGCTCAAGCTTGAGCCGTATAAATTCGCCGTCCTTGATAGCGAATGCCTTTGTATTGTTGACGTAAACATCATGGGTGCATGCAGAGCCGTAGAATCCAGAGTCCCGAAGAAATACAACTTCCGCGCTTCCGCCCGAATCCCCAGTTTTTGCAAATTGAGCAGCGTATACCCTATCCAATGGGACAGGGATTGCAGTGTCCTCGGTCACCTGGCTGGTTGAGCAACCAGCCAACGCAACCAACGCCAGAGCAGTAAGAGTTTTCCGCATTGTTGAGCCTCCATGTGTTTCAGCGACTCTAACAGGCCGGATACACGCAAAAACAGGGCCTATCGCTGGTAGCGCATGATATGCGTCGTGCATTCACGGTAGGCCTGGCCGTAGACCTCGCGGCAGCTCAGGCGCCCATAGAGATGGTGCAGCAGGACGTCACCCTCCAGCCAGACAGCACCATGGCACGGTGTCGGGCTACCGATTGCCATGACAATCAAGTCGCCTTGCTCTGGCGTATCGACCGGAACAAAGCCGGTCCTGGCGAAGTTATCGACATACAGGTTCTCGCCGTTATGCCACCAATCGTCCTTGCGGAGGAAGTCCGGCAAGTTGATGCCAAGCACTTGGCGGTAGTAGTCACGAACAAGGGTGTAGCAGTCGATGACACCGTGGACAAAGACCCGGCCCTCCAGCGGCATTTCGCCGGCGACCGGCATTACGTGCCAGGTAGCGGCGCCATTCTGCAGGCCAATAATCCACCACGCCATGCGACTGGCGGCATGACTGGCGATGTCGTGCAAGCTCGGCTCAGGGCCGGCGTCTGGATGCGAATGCACGATAGCGACGATGTCGCCCATATCTTCGGCTGACGCGTAGTCCTCTGGGTGCAAAATGAAGTGATCTGGTTCTTCGGACTGGTTTCGGCACGGCACATAGGAGGGCTTGCCGCGCACGCTGACGACCAGGCCGACAGACTCATGCGGGTACTCTGCGCGAGCATGCGCCTCGGCGTCAGCCCGGCACTTATTGAATACTTCACTCATGGTCACAACCTCGGTACGCGGGCAATGCCAGGGAAGCCGCCAAAAGGAAGCTCGCCATTTTCGCCAAAGCGTTTCTTGCAGCCCCTCATGGTCCGACTGCATTGGTCCTTGGCGGGATCGCTGGTTGGGTTGTCGGCATAGTCGGCCACCGGGCCGCCGCCATAGCCGCACTCTCCCGATCGGTAAGCCCACAGGCAAGTGCCGGCCACGACTTGCCGACGCGGAAGCTTGACGCCCTGCAGATCAAGCGGAGAACCAAGCTCGAACTCGATGGCGGCCGGCGTTTCGTTGGCCTTCCGCGTAATGATCCAGGTTTCGACCGGGTACTCTTCAGCTGGGTTTGCAGTTGGGTTGCCGGCGGAGAAGTTCACCGCATCCAGATATTTGACCAGCGTGCGGCGGCGCTTAAGCTTGACACCGAGCAGGTCTTCATACTGTCTGCACAGTGCGGAAATGGTCCCGCCGAAGTTGCCGACCTGCAATTTCGGGCGGGCCGGCGCCCCCTGGCTGGGCGTAGCGAACTCGGTTCCGTTGAGCGGCCACGGTGTGTAGACGTTCCCCTGCCAAAAAACCGAACCAAGCGTTTCGTTCACGCCCGCATGAAAGCGAAGCGTCTGGTCGGGCAGTACCAGTTCGAAGCCTTCCCAGATCGACATGCCGTTCGCGAGCGCGAGTTGACCTTGAAGTTCACTCATTCGAACACCTCATCAAAAGTTGCGGAAATACTGTCAACGCCGCAAGCCACATCGGTCCGCGTCCACTCCCGACAAACAAAAACCCCGATCGGGTGACCGGGGTGCGTGTAGTTGAAGGCTTCGACGGCGCCTCGGGCGATCAGGAAGGCGTCAATTAGATCAATTTCAGTATCGACCCTCTTGAACATCAGCGAGTACTTGCGCGGCTGCCGGTTGATCCCGGTCCCCTGCCGCTGCTCGTACCCATCGCCGAACTTGATGACCTTGACCCTTGGGGTAATCACCCGGGAGGCGTCATAGGTTGCCCGCCATGTAAATGTCAGCATGATTCCTCCTTAGGTGAGTTGCCCGCCGTTACGGCGCGCAGTTGCGATTTCCTGACGGCAGACGACCTTGATAGCTTCTGCCAGGCGCGCCGGATCAGGCGATGATCCGCCACCATCGGTGGCATCGACCGTCACGCTGACGTTGACTGTGCTGGAGTTGGCGCCACCGCGAACGCCGAGACGACCTTGTGAGTCTCGGGCAAGAGGCACGATCGCTTCTGGACCGGCTTCGCCAGCGATACCCAAGTTGCCGTTGGCCATGCCAAACGCTGTAGGCTTGCTGACGATGCTGTTGGTGAAAGCCCCGCCATCGGCGAACATCTGTACGCCGCCGGACCAGGCACCACCCTTCGCTTGCGGGAAGTAGGTGCTCGAGTAGCCTGCCTGAGACGCCCCCAGTGAAGTGGATGAGCTGCCGCCGAAGTAAGAGCTTGCGGCGGATGTGGCCAAGCCAAACAGGCCGCTGAGCGCCGCCGAGCTGCCTTGCGGCAATGCGATCTGGGCCATGTCGGCGAGCACAGATTTGGCGAAGTCGCCAAACGACAGCTTCCCGGTCATGGCGAACTGCGTGATGGCGTCTTCCATCGAGCTGAACGCATTGGTGAACAGGCTTTTCGTCTGCCCGGCCACATCGCGCGTCGACTCCAGGTAGTTTTCCCAGGCCGACGATGCGCCGGCGGTCCAACTGCCTTGGGCCGAGGTCATGTCGTCGTAGTTGGCCACGACCACGTTGCGCAGATCCTGCTGGCTCTGTGCGACGGCTTTCAGCTTGGCGTTGTACTCATCAAGGCTCATGCCGCGCGAGCCATCGCCATACTGGTTGGCCAGGTCGATGCGCTGAGCGTTGGCCTTGTCGTCGATTCCGTTTTGCTGCTCAGTCAGCCCACGTTGCCGATCACCCTGGCCAAGGCCAGAAGCCGCTCGCAGCCCCTGCTGCCGAAGTGTCTCGACCTGTTGCTGGAGAGCGCTGGTGTACGTGCTGACCGCCAGTGTCTGCTTGCGCAGCCGACCTTCTTCATTGGTCGCAATGATTGCCAGTTCGCTGTCGCTGTCCTGCTGCGCCTTGACCATGGCGGTACGTGCATCCGCGATTTTTTGATCAATCTGGATGACCTGCGCCGCGGTAGTCCCCTTCTTTGTCTTGGCAGCTTCAAGCGCGTCGATTTCAGTCTGGTAACTTTGGGCTACCTCAGTTGCTTCCTGCTGCAGCAGGCTGACCCGCTGCTCGGTGAAACTGGTTTGAGAAATAACTCCGGCGCGCTGCGACGCTTCAAGTTCCTTTTCCGCATTTTTGTAGTAGGCCAACGTTTCGGCCAGTACGTTCTTCGCGTTGTTGAAGCCGGTCAGGTCGACGCTGCCAGCGGCAGCTTTCGGATCCTTGAACTTGTCGTTGAGGTTCGAGATGTTTTTGGCGACAGTGGCAGGATCTAGCCTTGAGTCATTCGGATCGACCTTACGAATATCATCAAGTTGTTTTTTGTAATCCTTTATAGCCTCGGCGCGCCTCTGCTCATTGGTCAGCGAGGACTTTGTCAGCGCGTCGATTTTCGACATTGCTGTTACCGCTTCACGCTGAGCCTTGGCCTGCTCGCCATCGTACTTGGCGATATCCGCAGCAGCAGCCTTCTGGTCTTCCAGCATGTTTAGCTGATTGCTGTATAGCTCAACCATCTCTTTTTGGTTCTGAAAGGCGCCAATGTCGCCAGCTTGGGCCGCCGCCAGATTGCGGCGTGCCTGCTCAATATCACCTTCGATATCGGGTCGACCGATATTCTTTAGGCTATCCGCTGCACGCGCTACAGCGTTGTAACCCTTTTCCCAGAAGCTGAGATTTTCAAGAATCTTGGGCGTTCGTTCGTTGATCGCGTCTGCATATTCCTCCGTAGCAAGCTTCACAGCTCCCGCATGATCGCCCTGCTTTTCCAGTGCCGCGATTTGCGAGTAAACCGAGGCAGTCAGGTAGTGGTACTGCTCGTTCAGAGCAACAGAAGCCTTGACCGGGTCATCGGCAAGCTTCGAGAACTCAGCGACCGTCTCACTAACGGCCTTGCCGGTCGCTTCCTGCATTGACACGGCGGCCTGGGTGATGTCCCCAAAGCTTTCGCCAGCGATCTTCCCGTTACCAGCCAACAGAGCCAGCACCTCGGCCGCCTGCCCGGTCGTACCGACAGTGGCACCCACCTGTCGAGCCAGTGAACCGAGTTGATCTGCACTTACGCCGGCAGCGTTGCCAGTCAGGATCAGATTTTTGCCGTAGGCGTCCTGCTCTTCGCTGCCCTTGTAGTAGGCATATGCCAATCCGCCCACAGCAGCAGTGGCCAAAGCGATGGGCGCGAGAGTGGCGAGTAAGCCCGCGGCAGATGCACCTGCGCCGGCGCCCAACTGAGCCACAGCGCGAACGCCGCTACCCCAGTCGCCTGACGACAGGGCATTACCAAGTTGAACGACGTTTTCCTGAGCCTGGCGAGTGCCGAGTTTCAGCTTGTCGAATCCAGTCGCAGTTTTTTCAAGCTTGGAGTAATCCTTGTCGATTTTAC